TGTGTCTTTTCAACCTGGTCCCAAGCAGTAATAGTATTACTAGTACCATCTCCCCATTCTACTAACATATTATAAGTACCACCATTAAATAATGGTAATCTAAACTGATTGGCTGCAGATGATCCCGTACTAACTAATGTAGTATTAATAGTAAACTGAAAACTAGGAGAACCTTGTGGTACAGAGGTCCCTTTAAGAAAATTTATAGGTATTAACATGTTATTATTATTTTATATTTTATACTTGACCTCCATCTACAATACTCCATCCATGATCATCAATCAATGATTGCCTACTTGTTGCACTTGCTGCAGTATATTTTAATGTTCCGATATCAATATAACCAGTAGCACTATAACCTTCAGTATCCATACTGTTTAACCAACCATTATACATTAAATCTACTTCAGTAGATGTAAATGCTGTATTGTTTTCATTTACAAATTGATAACCATCAAATCCTAAACTATTATAAGCTATAAGTTGATCAAGACTTAAATCTTGTTTAAATGCAACTGCACCATTAAATGCATAATCCATATTATAAACATTATTTAAAAAACTTGGATTTAATGGTTGATTAAATAAAGTACAATCTTGAAACATACTAGGCATATACCATGGAGACATAATTGGTGCTGTATTAAGAGAGATACAGCCCCTAAACATACCATTAGCCTCTTGTAAAGATGGCATTATTACTAATTTATTAAATGCTGTTGCATTGTCAAACATACTAATTGCACCAATAACATCAGTAAAAGTTACTGGTTGATTAAATGATGTTGCATTATAAAACATACTATTTGTGTAATAAACATTACTTGTATTCCATGAAGTTATTGGTTGATTAAATACAGGTGCATTATAAAACATACCTGATATATCAGCTCCTGATGATAAGCTAAAATCCCAATTTAACATAGAACCATTAAAAACTTGAGCATTAGCAAACATACCATCTGCACTAAACGCTTGAGGAGTCCAACCATCTAATGAACTATTAAATGCTAAAGCACCATTAAACATATTGCTCATATCTTCTAGACTAGATACATTCCATAAATTTAATGGTTGGTTAAATGCTACAGTTCCAGCAAACATACCAAACATATTTACTACACCAGATACATCCCAACTATTTAATGGCTGGTTAAATGCCACAGCATTAAAAAACATACTATTCATGGATGATATATTAGATGTATTCCAGTTATCTAATGGTTGATTGAAAGAAGTAGTATTAGCAAACATACCTTCGAGATCCATTAAACTAGTAGAAAAAACCCAAGAATTTAAGGGTTGATTAAATGCTATAGTTCCTTGAAACATACCGACTAGATTAGTTACTCTAGATATATTCCAAGAACTTATATCTTGATTAAATACTTCTGCACCTTCAAACATATAATCCATTCTATTTACTCTACTAGTATTCCATAAATTTAGTGGTTGATTAAATGCTAAAGTATTGGCAAACATATTATCCATTCTAACACTAGCTGTTGAACTTGTATTTAAAGTCCAACTATTTAAAGGTTGATTAAATGCTACACTATTAGCAAACATCAAACTAAAATTAGTAACTCTAGACAAATTCCAACCTGTTAAAGATCCATTAAATGCCTGACTTCCCTCAAACATATTAGCCATAGTAGTAACTAAACTGGTATTCCAATTATTTAAATCCTGATTAAATGATTGAGTCAATCTAAACATATTACTCATGTTACTAACTTTAGAAGTATTCCAACTACCAATAGGTTGGTCAAATTCAAGTGCATTAGAAAACATACTACCCATGTTAGTTACATTACTTGTATTCCATGTAGATATATTTTTATTAAATGCAATTGCACCACTAAACATACTAGCCATGTTAGTAACTAAACCTGTATTCCAGTTATTTAATTCTTGATTGAATACAGTTGCACTATTAAACATACCATCTAGTCTAGTTACTTTACTAATATCCCAATTATTTAAAGGCTGGTTAAATGATGTGGCATTTCTAAACATATTAACCATACTAGTTACATTGGATGTATTCCAGTTTTCAATATTTTGATTAAAAGATGAAGCTCCATTAAACATACTACCCATGTTAGTAACACTACTAGTATTCCAGTTATTTAATGGTTGGTTAAATGCTGGTGATACAAAAAACATACTAGCCATGTTAGTTACACCAGTCATATTCCAATGATTAATATTACTATTAAATACAGTACATGATTGTAATGTTAAACTCATATCACTAGTGGCAATAACCGGTGCATCTGTAGCTGTAATTTGTAAATTAATACAACCAATAAAAGCAGCATTATTAATTATAGTAAAACCAGGACCAAAATTTTTAATTTTTAAAAGTTTAGTTCTATCATTAAAACCGGGAGTTACATTTTGTTTCCATCCACTTAAAGTACCTTCTATACTAATAGTATATGTACCTGGATTTATATATGTATGTGTTACTTCTGCTTGATTCCAACTAGTAATAGTACTGGATGTATTATCGCCCCAATTTACTACCATGTTATATGTACCAGTACTTGATAATGGTAACTTATATTGATTAGCAGGTGAAGAATCAGTACTAACTAATGTAGTATCAATATCTATTGTAAAAAAGGATCCTTGTGGTACAGAAATCCCATCTAAAAAATTAACTGGTATTAACATTTTTATATATTTTATATTTTTTATACTAAACCACCATCTACAATAGTCCAGTTAAAATCATTAATTAAAATATTTCTACTGGTTACTCCAGCTGCTGTATACTGTGTATCTACTATAAAAGTAGAATCATATGGAAAAGCATCAGGAACTGATGTATTATTATAGTTTAAAAGCCAACTATTATACATTGTAGATAAATTTGCAGGAGTTAGTGATGTACTTCCTATAAAACTATCAGCATAAAAACCACTAAATAGTCCAGGTTCTTGATTAGATAAACTTTGATTGAATGCCGTAGCATCTTCAAACATAAAACTCATATCATAAACCCGAGTTAACAAGCCAGCTGGTAATTCTTGATTAAATGAGGTAGCTCCATAAAACATACCATTTGTAGAATATATATCTCCAAAATTAGTCCAAGTATTTATAGGTTGGTTAAATAATGTTGCACCTTCAAACATACCCTGTAAACCTAATGCATAGTCATCATCATACATTACACTAGAAAAATTCCATCCTGCTACTGATGAATTAAAAGAAGTAGCATATGCAAACATTCCTTGCATATATTGTACAGCAGTAGTATCCCAATTATTCAACGGCTGGTTAAATGATATTGCATTATTAAACATATCATTCATTTCTATTACAAGAGATGTATTCCAGTTATTTAATGGTTGATTGAATGCTACAGCATTCGTAAACATACCAGCCATACTATATACATTAGATGTATTCCAGGAATTTAATGGTTGATTAAACACATTAGTATCAGCAAACATATATGACATATTTTCAACACTAGACGTATCCCAATTATCTAATGGTTGATTAAATGGTGTATTAGCAAACATACTCTGCATACTTGTAACATTGCTTGTATTCCAGTTGTTTAATGATTGATTAAATGCTTGAGCATTAGCAAACATAGCATTCATACCAATAACACTTGAAGTGTCCCAGTTATTTAATGGTTGATTGAATGCTAATGCTGTATCAAACATAAAACCCATATATTGTACACTAGAAACATTCCAGTTATTTATATTTTGGTTAAATACTTTAGCCTCTTCAAACATAAAAGCCATATTAGTAACATTGGATACATCCCAGTTATTCAATGGTTGATTGAATATATATGCTCTTCTAAACATAGAATTCATATTGGTAACATTAGATACGTCCCAATTATTAACATTATCATTCCAAAGCCAACAACTATCAAAAAGACTACTCATATTAGTTACACTAGATACATCCCAGTTTTCAATATTATTAATAGTTACTAAACTAGTACATCCTCTAAATGCATTAAACATACTTGTTGTTAACTTAGGAGTATCAGTTGCAGTAATAGAACTAAGGTTAATATTATTAGTAAAAGCACCAGAACTACCACCACCACCTGTTAATATAAAACCTTCTCCCCAATTACTAATAGTAAGTAATTTAGCTCTATCTGATGTACCAATATTTCTCCATCCATTACAAGTTCCACTAATAACTATATTATATACTCCTGGTGTAGTATAGGTGTGTAATACTTCTGGTTGATTATAAACAGTTATCAAATTACTAGTACCATCACCCCAGTCTACAGTCATATTGTAAATACCATTAGATACTAATGGTAACTTATACTGATTTGCAGCTGAAGATCCTGTATTAACTAAAGTAGTATTGATAGTAAAATCAAAAGTAGGAGATCCTTGTGGTACAGAAACACCCTTAAGAAAATTAACTGGTATTAACATTTTTTTATATTTTTATTTTTAAGTAATAACTGTAGTTATTCCACCATCAGTTATAAAATAGCTTTTGGGACTAGTACGTAAAATTTGTCTAGCAGCACTTGAAGCAGCTGTATATCTTATACTACCAAAACCCATAACACTTCTAGGGCTTAATGGTCTATTTGGTAATTTAGTAGACCAGCTATTATATAAAGCATCAAGATTAGTGGTAGAATAATCATTATATGTTTTATTAGTCATAAAATTACTAAATGTAATAGTTGTAAATCCTGTTGATACAGGATTCCAATCAGCTAATGATTGATTAAATGCCGTTGCATTATAGAACATATAACTAAAATCATTAACTTTAGATACATCCCATAAATTTAATGGTTGATTAAATGATATAGCATACTCAAACATACTACCCATATATTGTACATTAGATGTATTCCAATTATTTAATGGCTGATTAAATGATGAAGCATATGCAAATAGAGCACTCATTTCAGTTATATTAGATGTATCCCAACTACTTATATCTTGATTAAATGACTGAGCAGAATAAAATAAACTATTCAAACTAGTAAGTGAGGTTATATTCCAGTTATCTAATGGCTGATTAAATGTTATAGCTGAATCAAACATTTGAATCATACTAATTACATTTGATACATTCCAACTATTAATATTCTGATTAAAATTTTCAGCACTAACAAACATAGAGTCCATTAGTGTTACACTACTAGTATCCCATAGATCTAAAGGTTGGTTAAAAGATGTAGCAGTATTAAACATATATGACATATCAGTAACAGATGATACATCCCAATCATTTAATGGTTGATCAAAATAAGGTAGATTAGCAAACATAGCATTCATATTAGTAACACTACTTGTATTCCAATTACCAATTGGGAAATTAAAAGGATATGTACCATATTCAAGACTGTCAGCAAACATACTTGACATATCTATAACGTTTGAGGTATTCCAGTTATTAATATTTAGTTCTATTTCATATGAAGCACCATAAAACATACTTGGCATATACATAACATTAGATGTATCTATATTAGATAAATCTAAATATATTATAGAATCATAAAACATACCAGTCATATCTATGACACTAGATGTATTAAAATTTGGATTACTTATAATAGAACCTGCATCAACATAACTACCTAAAAACGTTTCTCTCATACTAGTTACATGAGATGTATCCCAGTTAAGATTACCATAAATATAACCATTAGCAAATGTTCCATCTAAATTAGTATCTATGATTGGTTGTTTAGTATCACTAATTAATAATCCATCATTAGCACCAGTAAAAGTATTACTTCTAACTGTAAAATATTTACCAAAACTAACTATCTCAGTTATTTTTGGATAATCAGATGTATTACTATCATAATAATAATCATAAATAAAAGGCATATCTGGATCAAGAACACCTTTAAATGAAATTGTATACTCACCACCAAAATTGTAAGTATGAAATATACCTAATGTAGAAGGATCATACTCTTCTAAAACACCATCACCCCAGTTAATAACTAAGGGTGATGAGTTTGTAAAAGTAGTGATACCAAATGACCTGCTATCACTAGTTCCGTAATTACTAGTATTTACTTTAAATATAAATCCAAAGTCTTGCTCTACAGAAGGCATGTATAAAAAACCGGACGGTATTAACATGCTTATTAAGAATTAGAGTCACCAATCAATTGAAATTTACTAGATTTAATTTTTGTAAGAGAATAATCACCAAGAATATACCAGAAACTATTTTCTGTACCTTCAATAGGAGCAGAAAGTAATTCAGGAGCAGAATCTTTATAATGATTAAGAATAATAGTTTTAAATCTTAATCCTTGCTCTTCAGTTTTAAATCTATAACCTTCTACTACATAATGCTTTTTTAATTCTTCTAACCATAGAGCTTCATCTGTAGTTTGATACAGATATTGAAGACCGCTATCCATTTTTTGGGTGGGCTCAATTTTACCCCAGCTTGCTTTTTTGTTATCAGAGTAGCAAATAAAATATGTAGTGTTTTCTGGAAAATGTATACTTACCATAATTTTTAAATTAGTTTTTACTAGTTAAAGTAAAAATACTTTAATTAGATAAAGTTTAAAGTATAAACTCCGTAGAAGTTGGTTCCGTCATACACTAATGTAATAACATCAACTACACCGTAACCAATACTCAATGTAGGGGCAACAGCACCGCTCCACTTAACGTTTGCTGGCCACAATACACTAAGACCGGTACCATCACCTTGGATAAGCTTTAAGATATAAGCACCAGGAACAGCATTACTAAAAGTCAATAATGTATCTGCCTGAAGTGTAAGACTAACAATGTTACCATTTAACAAATCAACTTGAGTCTCTACAGCTGAAGTAGAAATGTTTTGGTTAGCATTTGCAATAGCATTGATGTATTCAACAATAGTATTTAAATGACCAAATTTGGCAACCGTCATATCAGAATCTGTAAGGATTTCAGTATCAGGTGAGTTAGGATAAAATTTTTGCAAGCTCATGTTTGTATATTTTAAATTTTTATAATTAGAACCTGGTGGAAGTTACGAGCCTCCACCAGGTTGAATAAACTGTTATTAGAAAGAACCGCCAGTGATGGGGTTACGCATAACAATCTTAAGAACTTTAGTGGGATCCTTAACCCAAATAGCAGGCATAGTCTGAGACATGTATACACGGTATCCGTTGAACTGACCAGAGCTTTGGAAACCTTGGGTACGACCCATGTAATCCATAGTACCATTCTGGTAGAACCACTTCAACTGATTGTCCCAAGACAATTTCAACATGAAGATGTTATCATTGGTGTTATCAGTGATATCAAAAATGATGTAGTTGTAAGAAGACAATGGGAAACCATCAATCAAGGGGTTTTCAATATCGTTAGTATGCAAGTTGTCAAATGCAGGGTTCAATACAAACTTAACGTTAGCCAAGAAAGGAATTACATAGCTGGTGTAAGCAAATCCAAAGTTCAAGTCCATTCCCTTACCAGTAATAGCACCAATTTCTTGAGCATTGATGATCATACCAGACTGGATAGCCTCTTTCTTAATTGCTTCATTAACCAACTTCATACCACCCATACCAGTTTGTACAATCAACTGACGCTTAGGATCTGGACCTTGGAAGTCAACCTTACCCAAGTAGAAGTTATAAATTTCAGATTTGAACAAATCCAAGTTGAAGCTAGACTTGTTGTATACACGCTTAAAGCTGTTATCCAACTGCTTCCAAAGACCCACTGACAAGCGGATATCATCTGGACCATCTTGCTTAATCTTACCACCTTGTCCCCACATCAAGTAGGTCTCAATGTCATTAGCTACTTTAGTCAAGTGAGCTGCTTCCATTGTAGTCAAGAAAGTACGGGTCAAGTTACCATTGTCAAATGCACGCTTAACTGCATCTTTACCCATAGTTTGTACCATAGACTCCAAGCTGGTTACAGAAGGATCCATAGTCTTGTCAAAGTTACGCCAGATTTCAGTTACAGGAATTGTACCATCTGCATTCAAACCACCCTTCAACATCAAGTCAGCACGGCTAGAAATTGAATAGTGTACGTGAGCTTCTGCACCACCTACGTAGTTGTAGAATTCACGGAAGCCAGCACCATAATGTCCAATATCAGAGAAACGCTCACCGTATTCACCACGAGCAGAACCTTTACGGAACATTTTAGTACCAGATGCCAAGTACTTATTATCTAAAGAAACACCATTACTGTTGTTCACCAATTGAACAGTGTAGATAAAACCATCACCAGTAGGGATGATATCATCAGCAGTAATGTACATTTCCAAACCATTGTACTTGTCATAAGTAACGATGTCACCATGTCCAAATACACGCTTGTTTAATTTTACTTGGAAAGTAGTACCATCAATACCCTTGGTAGTGTTAGAAGAATCAATATCAGTTACAATGTAAGGAAGATCTTGAGCAACAGGAACCTGCCACTTGTACTCTCCACGAGCATTGTCTACATTGATGATGTTTTTGCCACCAAAGCTAGAGAACTGGTATAAAGGCATTTCAACCTTTTGAGCCATAGCCCAAATGTCTACTGGACCCAAATCCATAGGTTCACTGCTTTTCAGCATGTTTACGAGGTGGTATGAATCTACGTGAGAGCTAGCTTGGTAGCTGGTATCACGCAGAAATATACCATTGTTTAAAACTGGAGTTGCCATAATTATTTATTTGTTTTGTGTTGTTTGTGTTGTTAAAATCTTTTAAAAATATTTGTTTGTCTTGCGATCTTACGCTGTTTAGGCTCTTCTTTTTCTTCAGCTACAGTGCTAGAAATCTTTCTAGACTGCTCTGTTTTGAGTTGCCTTACAGTGTTTTCAACCACTTTATTCTTACCTTGCTCCATGATCTTTGTCTTGTATCCATCTGGATCAGCCAATAACCATAGTGCTTCAGCTACTAATGGGTAGTTAGGTTCTACAAACTGATGCTTCTCTAACAAATGTCCCAATAGGTTTGTGTTTCTTCCTGAAATAGATGGGTAGTTAGGTTGTACAAGACCAGCATATAACATAGACTGGGTTTTCTTATCCAACTTAATACCTGATAATTCTGAAGGTTTAAGGGCTTCATATACGTTATCCATATATGCAGCTGCTGCTTGCTCTTGTTGTGCCTTCATTTGCTCTTGTTCAGCAATCTTTTGGGCTACAATAGACTCTTGCATTCTGTCCAACTTTGGTTTAAACTTATTAGCTTGTTGCTCAAGTTTACCCAAGTCTTTCCAGGTTACAATCTCCTCATCAATTTCATCATCATTACCAAATCCAGTGGCACGCAAGTATGAACGTACAATCTGCTCTTGATCCATCTCATCTGTTGGATCTAAGCCACGTACCTCTTCTACTTGAGCTAGTGCACTGAACAGACCTTTAAGGTCATTACCCCCGTTTGCTACATATTGTGCAGCATACTGGAGTTCTTCAGGAAGTGCTTCAAAGAACTCTTTTGGAGTTTGCTCTTTAATTGCCCGCTCCTTTTCTTCAAAGTTAGCTTGCAAGAGCTCTTTCCAATCTTTAAGAGAGTATTCATCCATTGGCTTCTCATCTTCAAAGCCAATTAATACACCCTCTTCAATTAGTTTAGAGAAGGTTTCAACCATACCACTCTTATCTACCTTAGGTCTACCTCCTTTGGGTGACTCCTCATCATTAATTAAGTCATCCACATCATTGGTTAACTCAGTTAATAAGTCATTAGCAGTTTGAGTTTTTGGTTTAAGATTTCCATCTTCATCCTCCTCTTCATTGTCTAAGAACGTTAAATCCGTTTTAGGAGTTGAAAAGAAATTGGGTTTCTTTTCTTCTTCTGTTGGAAGCACAATACTATCTGCTCCCGGAGCTCCACCAAAGATATCATCAATGTTGATATCTACTTGTTGTACGGTGGTTTGCTCAGTTGGTTTTGTTTCACTCATATAGTTGGTTATTTTATTTTGTAGTGTACATAAAGAATATAATATATTACTTTTTATAAACTTTAAAAATTTGTTTTTAAAGCTGTATTTTTTGTAATATAAGGCTATTACTTTTTCTTGTTATCTGGCTTGTCGTACTTGTTTTTATTTGTTCTAGCTATCTCTAATTGTTTATTAGCAATCTCTCTTTGTGATGCTAGTCTTTCACGCTCTATTGACATCTTATCCATGTTAACAGCTTTCTGTGTAGCAGCAGATTCTTTTTTCAAATCCATTTGTTGCTGAAACTCCTCACTCTTACGGATATCCCTCATTGCATCCTGGTAATCTGACACCTGATTTTGGTTTACATCTACTGCGGCACCAAATCCAGCTGATCTAATTTCAGCAATAACAATATCATTCTGTCTATTCTTCTCATTCTCTTCAGCTTCAAACTGCATCTTCATCATAGCTTCTTGACTCTTAGCTTGTAAAGCTTGTTCTTGCATAGCTTGTTGTTGCTGCATTTCTTGCTGACGTTGAGTTTGTTGCTTTTCTTCAGCAGACTTAAGGATATGAGTAACTTCAGAGATAGACTCTGCTTTCATGATATTACCTAAATCATAGATAGAAGCACCAGCAGTGTTATTTGTAAGAGCTAATTGCTTCAATTGTTCTAGCGTAGCTCTATGGTTTGTCTTAGTTGTACAGAAGATATTAAAATCTCTGAGCAATAAGTCTGTACCATTCATCTCAAAATTAACCTTTTCATCAGTAGAAGTAATGTACTGCAATCTGATAGAAGGTTTAGTTGATTGATAGTATTGAGCTAAGTCTGTACGCATTTGATGCACACGAGGCATTAGGTAATCACAGTGGTTAATAAAATATGTCTCAGTTTGCGCATAGGAGTTTGATACAGCCATTCTAACGCCTGTGGCGGTAGCTTGCTCCACTTGCTCTCCCAAACGCTGTGGTGTGATCCCTATGACCTCAAAAGCCTGCTGCTTAAAGTAGTTAGCTAATTGAGTTCTAGACATCAAACGCTGTGTCTGTTCTAAGTTTAATACTTGGTAATGTTGGAAGTTAAGAGCATTCTCAGTGTTAGTGATAGAAGTATCTAATGGTAACATCTGGAAGTTCTTCATTGCAACATAAGCTTTTGCCAAGTTGTTCTTTCCCCAATCTTCTCCCAATGAGTGTCTAGGTAATGCATTCTGATCTAACATGATCACAGTACCTAACTCATCTACAAGGATATCAGCGATCTGGTTGTTAACAATGTTATAACCAATCTGGTAAGGCTTCATCAAATCTACAAGAGATGTAGACTTAGTGTTTCTATCTGAAAATACAGATCCTTCTACTGGTAATTTACAACCGTATAATGTAGCATCTCCTTTAAATTGGAAAGGTACACGTCCGGGTTTTGATTCATTAATACCAATGTAGATAGGATTAATACCACCAGAGTTATTATTCATACCAAAGTATGCAGGGTAATTAGGTCCAATCTTTACACCACCCCATACTTCATTAATCCAAATCCAATCAATATGCTCACCAGCAAGTAGATTCTCTTTGTTCTTATTCTTAAATAGTGTAGTATCATAAAGAGGTTTCTGAGTAATCTTATATGACTCATCTACAACATCTTGGATTACTTGACCATTCTCATCAATCTTAGTTAAGTGTCCTACTTTACGCTGTGACTTCCAATAGATATGGGCCACACGTAACATGTCTGTATTCTTATAATCTACATAGTCTTCAGACTCAGACATAATGTAGCTAACAATATCATTACCGGCTGTACTATTCTGCTCCCAAGTAGACATAAACTGTCTGTACTGTAAAGAAGGCATATTAGTATTCCACTCATGTGATTTAGTAGCATCATAGTATGATCCATCATTCTGATAACCTTCTAAAGGATATCCAGCTGCTCTTGTAGGATAAATAGCCTCCATAGAACGCAACTGATCATCAGTCATCAAATAACCATACTTGTCAATAATATCTGCTACGGTATATAACTCAATCTTACCTACCCAGTTACCCTGAGAGATATATCTTACATCAGGAGACTTATGATAGAAAGTTACTAAAGGATTCCACAACTCTACCTCATAATCATCCTCATTCATCTTGAAGTGCCAGAATTCTCTATCTGTGATTAACATATCACGGAAAGCTCTTTCTTCAAGTTCATCCATTTTAAATCTTTCCTCATCTACACGGGCTTGGTGTTCTGCCCATTCTTCTAGCATAGATCTGTAATCTTTCTTGAAGAACTGTTCAATCTCAGGTAAAGACTTTAAGTTTTCTGGAGCTAATGCTTTCTGAATTTCAGGATCTTCTAAATCAGCACCCTGTTCAATCATACTCATCACCATCTTACGCTCAGCATCAGCTAATAACTTCTGCTCAACCATGGCTCTCTTCTGCTCTAATAACTCATTATATGAGATCTCATCTACAGCACGGAAACTAACTCTAGTATTTCTCTTAGCAAATTCAGAAACAAGTACGTTAATTACGTTAGGGATAATAGGATAAAACTTTAATTCTAATGCAGACTGATCCTCTTTGGTAAGAACATCAATCAACTCTGCATATTCTACATCCTCTTCAACAACATAATCTGTTTTATCAATGATACCTTTAGCAAGTTTGTAGTTCTTAGAAAGCCTTCTAGCATTTCTACGTAACTGTTTCATACCCTGCCATTCTAACCAATCCAAATTCCAGGCTGCCCAATCATCATCCTTCTCCTTTCTTGGTATAAATTGAATGGGTTGAGTAAGAGTACTCATTCTGTTGTACTCTACTTTAGCTCCATTCTTGAGCTGCATTGCGTTTAGTAATTGCATAATTCTGTAATTGTTGTATTAGGTTGTTCTAATAATTCTTGTAAATCCATATCTACTACTTCCTCATCCTCATCATAATAACTAACATATACAATATTAATTGTAACGTTTTCCATTAATGATGTACTCATCTTCCAGTTTATCATCTTAAATTTTTAAATGCCTGTTTTGGCCTTTGCATACCGCTAGAAGACCCGCTTTTTCCAATATGCCTAAAAGCCCCTACTTTTAATTTATATAAATCTTTTGACTTATCCAAACTTTCAGAGTTTACTTCTCTACGTTTTAAATATCCACGGTTTGATTGTTGAATTTTTGCAAAAGCTACTAGGGCTGTAAATGCTACAAGTCTATCCACGTTTAATCCTTCTCTATATGCTAGCATTTCCTTGATTAGCATAGGATCCGGTATTCTAGATACACCATATGTTGTCTTTACAACAGAGCCATCTGTCTTATAATCATGGTCTATCTCTTCTCTAAGGAACTCAATAGCATAAGAGATAAGGTGAGCTTTAAATAATGTACCGGTGTTTCTCCAGCCATACTGCTGATACACACTAGCATTACTACCAATATCTTTTAAGAATAAGATTTGATCCTTAGTTACTAGATATCTTTGCTTTCTTTGGGAGATCATGTATTGAATGAATAAAGATACGTTATTCTCCACTAGTGTCCAAGCATTATACCACTCTATAATTAGCTCTAATCTTTCATGTGTTTTCTTGATATCATCAAAACGCCCACACCAAGCAGCTACAATTTTATCCTGTTCTATATGCGTTTTCTGCTCTCCATTCTCTTCTCTAGATACTTCAACAGGGGCTTTATAAACAAAAATAGAACAAAGAGAATCAGAGGTAGTAGTTTTACCTTCAGAAACCGGGTCAATACTTGCATAATACATTCCAAATGTGGGATCTTTTTTAGGTCTCTCCCACACGACCAGACAGCCACTTTTATCCTCCGTCTTTTTAGAAATAGGGAACTCATTGATAGGTAATTTGTTAGAGTCTTTTACTGTTAAGTTGTTATGTTCATCCCTGTATAATTCTAATAATTCATAAGGATATTCTTTGTCTTCAATCCTTCTTAACTGTGCAGCAAGTAAGTGTACTGCAAATACAGATTCCCGTCTAAATGCAAAAGCCTCTTCAATATTTGTAGGTTTCTGAGAAATACGCAACTGATACTTATCAGGCTCAATCTCTTTCTTCCACTTAATACGCTCTTCCTTAATAGCTTCTAAAGCTTCTTCCACTAATGAGTTACCATACTTATCTACATATGGCATCATAGACCACTGCTCTGGAATAAATAATCCAGCTGTGCCAATAGTTCCTTTGCCGTCTAATAGATTAGTTTCTACTGCAAAGATGTCATTAGCTTCAGGATTCATGATAAGATTCTTCAATGGTTCACACTGATCCAAATCACCCACAGATCCTGCTGCAATAAATACACCTGTAGTCACCATACCAGACTGTAATGCTGGCCGTAAGTACTCATATGTTTCCCCCATCTTAGGAGCAATACCTGCTTCCTCATGGAAGAAGTACTGACAAGGACCACCCACACCCGCTGTTGCAGATTTCTCAAAGGACATACCTTGTATAGTACCCTTTAATCCTACCTCAGTTTTCTTATTTCCTTTTCTTACCTCAATCTTTTGCTGCCATAGCATAACCTTATCCGGATTCATAGGTCTATACCAGGCAGTATGCTCATTTAAGAAAGATGCGTACTCATCTAAGAACTTCCATGTACCTTTATCATTTATATAGTCTTTTAGAGAAGCCCCCATCTTAAGAGTAACACCTTCTTCAAACCATAATGAATTGATTAGTTTACCAGCATGAAAGTATGATGATGCAATCTGACGTTTCTTCAAGATTGCTACGTGCTTATAATACAACTCAGCTAGTACTTCATATAAGGCCATGTGATACTGTGCATCCCGTACCTTAGCAAATCCAAACTTCTTTTCTTCCTTATCATAAATAGGTAGGAAGTTAAGCCACATGTAATAATCCCTAGTTAGATACCATACATGTTTTTTATCCTTGTATAATACACCATCCCTACATTTCTTCTTTTGGTCATTCCAATAATAAATGTAATCCTTTGATTTAAAGGGTGCTACGGTATAAAATCCTAGCTTATTAAAGTTGGTAGCTTCTTTATTAAATAGTAAAGCTGTTTGATTAAAGTCATACTGACCTGGTTCTTTAAATAATGTAAGCAAATACTCCCGCCATTCCTCTTTAGAAGAGAAAGTACTAACAGTCCATGCACCATTATCCCAGGTTGGTATTTCTATAATATCACTCATCCACTAAATTTTCAAATTCTTCAGGCTTACCGTTTGTTTTAATAATCATATAAAGTAATGTGTCAATTGTCTTAGATGAAATCTTAGACTCACATTCATCACTATTATTAAAATATGCTTCTTTATCATTTGATTTAAAAGCACTCCATTGACTTGTATACGTGTTATATGTAAACAACCATCCGTATAAACTATGTTCTGTATTATTGGTCATAAGCTAATCCTATATTTCCTCTTACTTGGCTTTGTTGTTCTTCAGCTAAATCTTTATAAGCCCCTTTAAAAGATTGTCTGATCTGCTCAAACTTAGCAGCAGCGTTTACTAATGCAGTGATGTTACCATCTCTACCGTGCTGGATCTCTGTAGTCTCCATATAATGGGCTAATCTATCCAACATAGACTTAATACCTACATACGTTCTGTACGTAGGAGTCTCATATAACTTCTTACAAGTATTCATACCCCGGATAATCAAATCATCCTCAGTAGAAATATCCATATCAATCTCTGACATAATGATCTCTTCCTTCTCATGTTCAGGAACATTAAAGAAAGGATTAAGATCAGGATTAGGACAAGTCATATAGAACAAGTAGGTATATACTTTTAAGTAGTCCTCTGGATACTCAGTCATTATATCATTCAAAGACGATATAGTATAGCAATGCTCAGTAGGCACTACCTTGTTGTTTACTATATCAAATAGTTTAATTAGCATCTTGCTTATGTTTAATTAGGTTAACAACCTCAGCCTTAAGATAAGGTAATTGATAAGGCACAATTTTTTTAACTAAAGGTTCTCCCTGATCATCTAACTTAGTAATAGGATTACCAAACTTATCTGTACCATCTGTATAGAACAATACGTGATGAATTGTAATCTTTCCTGGCCTTAATCTAGGGTTGTGCTTCAATATAATATACATATAAGTAGACAACTGTAGTGCATAATGCCAAAAGTTACAGTCATCCAGATGAGATACAGGTGGTAACATTTTCTGTGATACACCCTCCCAATTTACATATGATTCCTTTTTAATTTCTTTATTGGTTTTATAATCTGTGATATTAACCTCTCCTTTTGCTACCTCTACAAGATCCGATTGACCACATATACCAGCAGACTTTAAGTATACAAAATGCTCAGGATACATACCCTCTTGCAACTTCTGTGGTGGAGCATATTTAATATCATCCGTAATAAGGGGTCTAATGATAGGTAAAATGCAACCATGTCTTTCAATAGTATTCAATTGAAGTAGATCAGCTTCACGTTGGTTGTGATACCAGTTACCCTGGTCAATAGCCCTAGTAGATTCATTCTCCCAAGCTTGCAAGATATCCTGTACAGACATACCATACCACTTAGACTTCTTAGACTTAGAGGATTTCTCAGCTACTGTCTGAGCATCAAAAGGTTTCTTATACTTAGATATAAAAGAAGTGACAGATGTCCACTCTATTACTTCAGATGAATCAACAGATTCATACTTATGGTTTTGCGATTTAAATATTACACTCATAACTTAGATAATAAATCATCCTCTTCTTCCTGACTAAGAATAGCTGGCCATTTCTTTACTGGACACTCAGAAGACAAACTCCTTGTCTTAAACTTTAACGAGCACCCACAGTTAGAGCAACAAGGCTGTGAACCCGGTGCTAAACAACTAGCCCCTGTAACATCATAATTAGGACAAGCCATACAAATAGTGCTACGCTCTAAAGCAATCTGCTCTATAGTATCAGATGTAAAAACATAATTCTTAATTCCTTCTAGAATCTTCTCCTTATTATTCCAGAGTGTTGTCAGTTTGTTGTTTTTTATTTTTTCTATGATCTTTCTTTTTCTCATACTCTTCTTTCATTTTGATTTCTAACGATTGCATTTTCTCTAGCTTATCTACTGTACCCTTGTACACATGATACCTTGAAAAAACCAAGTTCTCTCTATTTGCTAAGTACTCAGAATATCTCCGGATACTAGTCTGTAGAATATCCCACTTAATATTAAATGTACCAAGTCCATCTATAAGTACATGAGGATCTTCTAGAGAAGAGAGAGACTTCCTAGCTTTATCCCAGTAAAAGTCAGTAACAGCCTTAACTACTTTCTGTTCCATATCTAACTCTACAGATGTTTGTTTTAAGATATCCTTATACTTCTTCGGATTCAATACTTACAAATTTATAATCTAATAAAACATTACCGGTGGACTGTACATTTAAAGCAGGTGCCAACTTAATCATCTTTCTCCCCTTACCATTCTTTTCAATCATGCTTTTCTTCTCAAACTTAATAACCGCATTTCTAACAGACTGAGGGGTCTTAAAGATCCCCTCATCTGATACATAATTACAAAACTCGGTAAGTTCAATCTCTCCATTAAAAGCAAGCATAGTAAGACAATCAAGATCAGCGTTACTAACATTAATCCTTTCCAGGTAACAATGGGTGAGAAGCTGATACTTTACAATATCACTCTTCCCCAATTTAACCTTCTTACTAACTTGATTTACAATCATGACCTTTTAAGTGTTCTTGGCTTTTCTTCCTCCTCTTCCTCCTCATCCGGTGCTAGGATATTAGCCACCATAACTTGGAACTGCAAGCGCTTAGCTCTCTGCTCCTCAATACTAGTAACTAACGTTTCATACTCTAACTGTACAGTTAGGAATTCTACCTGTTCAGCATAATACTGAACTAACTTTTCTTTGCGCTCTTTTACCTCTTCAGGTGTAAGCTCTTTATTTTCTTCCATTGGTTTATAATTTACATTTCCCAGTACACATACACCAGCTCATTGCAATCACAAGGCTCATCAGGTTCCATTGGTTTACCGCACCTGATACAAGTGACTGGCTTTCTAACTTCTTCATTCTCTGGCATAATATACAAGTTTACACTTTATATATTTACCACCACTAACAAATTATTAACAATTATATATACTAAAACAATTGGGTATATATTTGATCATGGTTCTAAATTCAAATATACCTCACTTCAAAGCTCTAATAAAAAGGGCTTATCTCACTAAGAATACAGAGGATACAGAATACGATAACATCTATGTATTTGGGATACAAAGTGTAGCGGGTAAAATACTAACCTTTCACGTTATTACTGACTACGGTATGGTAAGATCCAGAGTACCCATAAGTGAGATATATACTAAGGAGTGTGAGAATGATATACCATTTCACTTCAAACAACTATGGGATTGCTTTAGTGAAAACGTAAGTGTAGTACATTATGACTTCTTAAGTGAACACAGATGCCAAGTAATCTTAAAAGACAAGAGTTTGATTTGGGCCAATTACCTATTTACAGTAGACTGGTACAATAACCCATACAGTGATGAACCAAGTGACTACAAAGCCGGCCATATACTAGTGAGTGAAGATGGCTACTTACTATGTATGCCTAATAACAGAATATACTGGAAAGACTCTAACTGGGTAACTAAAGATTTCCCATTACACCCTACATCATACAAAGTAGATACAGAACTCCCTAGTGTAGAGAACCAGAGTGATAGATGGGTGGCAGAAGATACGGACAACTACTACTACGGTATAAATTAAATTTTACCTGAGATTAAGATACCCCCGGTACATGGGGTTCACTCAAATACCCCCCACGTATATGGGGATTGTTTTATGGGTGAG